TCTTCAAGAATAGCTAGTCGTTTAAGATGGCAATTTGATCTTGCGGATACTTTTAACGAAGACGAACTTGAAGTTTTTGAATGCGAAATTGCGGCAATCCTTGAGGAAATATTTGAATAAGGAGTGACCCATGCAAATCATCATCGAATTCGTCACAGAGCATACCGTGGTTACAGACAAAGAGCTGCTGATGCGGTTCAGCTGCCCACATACCTACGGCCATGACCACGGTTATGCCTGGGGGAGACCGGCCTACTGCAACGGCGGCCGGTTAAGAAATGGAGAGGACGTCTGCAAGAAGTGCTGGGAGCGGCCAATCAGGGAACTGGCCGGGAGTTAAGCGGGGAAATGATTGCCAGAGAGGGGAAAGCGGATTACACCAAAATTATAACCTGAAAGGAGAAATTTAAGAATGAAAGATAATTGCAAGAACGTCCTTAAAATGTTCAGACTTCGTGCCGGAATCAGCCAGGAAGAAGCGGCCAGCGCACTAAGTATATCGATTCATACCCTTTACAATTACGAAACATACTCAAATTGTTCGCGGAAAAACATGCCGCCCGAGGAAATTGTACTGGAGATGATGGATCTCTACATTACCGATCCTGATCCGGTACGCCGGAAAATGCGTCAATTCCATATGGGAATCATGTATCTGTGTGAGACGAATCAGATTTTCAGCAGTATCTTTTGTGGGGTAAAGTCCCGGAACTTGTCCGAGGCATTCATTAACTACCAGATGGAGCTGGAAGATGTCCAAATCATGGAGCGGCAGATGCGGCGGGTAATCATCGACGATCAGATCGAAGACCACGAAACTGATGTCGCCGGGGCCTTTCTTAAGGAGTTGCTTGAGAGCACCTTTGCCAACGTTGAGTTTGCGGTATCGGCCATGGAAAAGACGGTAATTCCTCAAAAGATAACAAAAAAAATGCAACCTAAAAAACACTTAATCATGAATGAAAGGAGACCAATACATGCCGAAAACGAAACAATCTTTGCCGCATGGAGATGAGTTGCGGTGCAGCGAGATACAAAAAGAAACTCTGGCTGAATTTGGAATTTATACTCAGTCTCAATTAATGGAAGAATTCCACAAACCATTCGATATCGGGATATTTACAACCCCGGTTACCCGGAACTTAACAGCAATGGCAGAACAGAAAAGGCGAGAACAGGCAAAGGAAGACAAAAGTGCTTAGACAAAAAGAAAGACACCTGCGGGAACAGGCGCCTTCTAAAAAACATATGAAATTACTATACAAAAATTCTATCACAGCAGTCAGCATAAATCAAGAGATTAACAAAGGAGATTCGATATGGACAAATTAGAAGCAGTTCAAGAGATCATGCGACTCAGCATTGAAATCAACGGGGTTGAAGAAGACCGGTTCGCTATCGGCAGAAAGCCATGCGTGATGATTCATTTTGCCGGACATGTAACCGGCCTGATGGTCAATGTTTACTATAACGGCATGGATTATGGTAAAAAACCAGACTATGTCCTCGATGCATACATCAGTGATACCGATGTGGCCAAGCTGATTAAATGCGTCAGATATCTCGAAAAACTCAAAGAAAAGGTGCTGGAAGCGGCGGCGTAACGGTGAAGGACCATGGATCAGAAGGAAGTTGAGTTACGAATAGCCGTCCTACTCGGCCAGGAGTCAGTTTTGAAAAAAGTGACAGATAAATGGTATGTGGTTGGCGGATTTTGGAAGGGCTGGCTAAAAGGCGTCCAGTCTGAGATTCGATGCCTGGAGCAGGCACGGAAAACATTTGTGGAGGATTAGAAAATGACCAAAATAATTAAGTTGATATGTCCAGGTTGTGATTCCGATGAAATAGTTGATGCGGACTATGAAGACAATCTTGACGCTCAATTTAGATGCGATAACTGCGGAAAAACTTTTGATTTAGCTGAATCCGGATGGGTTCAAGAATAAACGGAGGATTAAAAAATGCACGAAAGACAATGCACAGTATGCGGGATGATATTTGATGTGGACCAACCGGTCGATGTAAACAGTTTCGTTTGCTGCTATTGCTGGCCAACGAGCCCAAACCGGGCCATGCGCTCACTGATGCGGGTTAAGGCCCGGTTGTATGTAGGAAATTAGGAGGAATTATGAAATTACTATCTTTGAACTTAGAAAACTTTCAAGGCATTAAGTCGCTGGAAATCACTTCGGATGGATCGGATATTGAAGTCCGTGGAGATAATGCTACGGGTAAAACCACGATCGGCAATGCCATTACATGGCTGCTTTATGACAAGCCGCTCGATGGCGGGAAGAACTTTTCGCCAAAGACTTTAAACGGCAACGGCGAAGAAGTCCACAACCTGACCCATGGTGTAACGGCAATCTTTACAGATGGCGCCCAGCAGCTAAAGCTTAAAAAAGAGTTTATGGAGATCTGGACAAAGAAAAGAGGATCGTCGAAAAGTACCTTCTCGGGCCATACGACAGAATACTACCTGAATGATATCCCGGTTAAAGCTGGCGAGTATGCCAAGCGGATTGAACAGATCTGCACCCCGGAAATGGCCAAAGTTTTAACCAACCCATTCTATTTCCCGATTGATCTGAAGTGGACGGACCGCCGGGAACTATTGCTGTCGGTTTGTGGCGATATCACGGATGAGCAAGTCATAGCATCCAGCGATGAACTGGCCCCGCTGATGGACATCATCAACAGCGAATCCGGTCGAATCACCATTGACGATTATCTGAAGATTTCAAAATCATCCATGACCAAGATCAACGAGGACTTGAAAAGCATCCCTTCCCGGATTGACGAAGCAACCAAGGCAAAACCTGATGTTGATGATATTTATCCAAAAGTCTTTGAAAAAGAAATCATCGAGCATGAAGCGGCGATTGCTGAACTGGAAAAGCAAAAGTTGAACCTCGAAAATGGCAAGGTCGACGATGCCTTAATCGAAAAGAAAAAAGAGATCAACAACCGCCTCATTCAGAAGTCGACCGAGTATGCGCAGCTTCAGAATAAAGAAGCATCTGACCAGGCTGATGCGTTGATGAAAAGTGCTGAATTAGTGCGGAATGCTGAAATTGCTTTAACCAATCAAAGAAAAAAAGTGCTCGAAATTGAATCGACTATCGCTTATAAACGAGAACAGCAAGTTAGATTATCGGAAAAATATCGTACAGTCGCAGCACAACAATGGGATGGGGAAACGATTTGCCCGACATGCGGACAAGAATTGCAACCAGAAAAGATCGAAGAAGCGAAAGCAGCTTTTAATCTCAGCAAGTCAAAACAGCTTGAGGCAATTAATAAAGAAGGATCTGAAAATTGCAGCAAGGCCATTCTGGAAAAGCTGGTCGATGATCTTAAACTGGAAGAAGCAAATCTTATCAAAGCTGGCGACGGACTCAAAGAGTTGCAACAAGCCCACCAGGCAGCACTTGGATTGGTCAAAGATCCGATCCCGTTCTCAGAAACGAAAATGGGCAAGGCGTTGCAGTCGGAACTGAATGAAATCACCAATAAGATCAATACGCCGGATGCTGATATCGCCCCACAGATTGCTAAATTAAACAGCGAGATCGGCGATATCAAAGCAAAAGTATCTGGTCTAAAAGATAAGTTGTCAGATTATAAAACGGCTGAAAAGCAAGAAGTTCGGATCGCAGAGCTGAAGCTCCAAGAAGAAAGCCTGGCGGCTGAATATGAAAAGATAGAAGCCAATGTTTTCCTGTGCGAGCAGTTTATCAAGGCCAAGGTGTCCATGTTGACAGATTCGATCAATAACCGGTTTAAAAATGTCCGGTTCAAGTTATTTGAAGATCAGATCAACGGCGGTTTAAAGGAATG